TGCAGACTTGGTGGCATCCACCACAAAAACGATGCATAATATAAACTAACTATAACAATAATATGGCAGACCAATACGATAACACGAATCGCGGATCACTCTTCAAGAATGACCGCAAAGAACTGGACACTCATCCAGACTACAACGGATCCATCAACATTGAGGGAACTGATTACTGGCTCAACGGGTGGATCAAGGAGTCCAAGAAGGATGGTAAGAAGTTCTTTAGCTTGTCAGTCAAGCCAAAGGATCAAGGCGCAACCAAAACCCCTGCAAAGGCCAAATCCGCTCCAGCACGGGCCAAGGATTCGGATGGAGATGACATTCCGTTTTAACTAACACTTTCCTCGCTAATCTATTTAGGTCAGTCCCGTAGATAGCAGGGGACAACGGGGGCAAGCGCATCCGAAAAAACGCTGACTAATTTTAAGGGATTGTAGCGGCAACCATGTGTGCTGGTTATCATTTGACCCTGTGAGGCAACTACATAAAACCTCACACCCCATTTTATAAATACATGAACGAAATTATAACATCAGACTACTTCCCCGGTCAAAATTGCGACTGCGAAGCTCGTAGCAGTTACGAGTGCGGTTGTGACGCAGACTGGACACCAACTGAGGTTTACAAGTTGCGAGAGGATGCAAAGCAACTAGCTGACAGTCTAACTGCACTGGAGTTGCACTCCACCAGCGAGTTGGCTAGGCTGGAGCAAGAACGTGACGAGGCTTTATCTCAAATTGCTCAAGCCGAATGCAGAGCAGAACGATTCTGCCAAGAACGTGACGAGGCGCGGGAGGCGTTGATGAAGATCGAGGATTTATTTATTGATGGCACAGACATTTATGCAGATCGCGAAAACATGGGAACTATTGCCAGAAAAGCATTGGAGGGCGCAAAATGAGCGAAACACCATACACCTCCGAGGTGGAACGTCTGAAGGAATGCGACAAGGACTACCGATCCATTGCCGCACAGTTGTCCGTATTCTGCTCCGCTGCCATCTTTGCACTAAGGGCAGCCAACAAGGATTTGGAGGACGCACAGGTCAAATGTGAAACCATTCCTGACCCATTCGCGGCACAGGCAATCGATGATATGTTTGCCCAGTACCTAGAGTCACTACGGGACTACCCTGAGATAATGGCGATAGCACTCAAATTCATACAGCAATCACGATAGACAATGCAATTAACACTCAACCCTGACGAGATCCAGATATGTCAACTCATAGGACGTATGCGTTCACTCATTGCACGAAGCAATGGAGTCAAGGATGCCAAGATTGGCAACCAAGACGGAGCAGAGGCAGACGTTATCGGAATGATGGCAGAGTATGGTTTCGCAAAGCTAATGAATGTATTCCCTGACCTTGGTCTATCACCAAGGAGCGGATCCGCTGATGGAGTAATGCCAAGCGGAAACAGATACGACATCAAAGCATCAAAGCATCCACATGCTCGCTTGCTATCCACGCTAAAGGTAAACCCAGACGTTGATGTGTACGTCCTGTGTGTTGTGGACGCTCCATCACTCGACTACGTTGGATGGGCATGGCAAGAAGACCTCATTAAAGCAGAGAACATTATCAACCTTGGTCACGGAGAAGGCTACGCATTAGATCAAGATAAACTAAAACAATTTTAAATATCCAAATGAAAACATACCTAGCAAAATGGCCCAACGGCACAATATCAATCCTACAAGCAAAAACCTTAGTGGATCTGTTCTGGGATCTCGACGCAGAAGCAGACCCAGCAGAAGCACAATTGTTTGAACTTCCAAAACGATTCCACCTTGCAACTTGCATAGTTAACAATGAAATACACGTCGATGAAATGTATTGTGAAGATGAATGCAATCTAAAGGAAGTATTCTTTCCAGACACCATCATCGATGATTCCTACGCTAATAATCTAGATAGGGTATAAATCCACACAATCATGTACAACTATACCCGCTATGAACGACTACTGGAATGACCCACCCGAACAAGACGAAGTACCAGAGTGCTGCGACAACGTCATGGACGTGGATGATCACGGCAACTGCAAGTGCAACACCTGCGGTAAAACAATCGAAGCACAACAGGATCCCAACCCAGAAGATTACCTAATCGAACAATGAACTGGACAACTGAACAACTCAACGAGAAGGGCTACACCCTCGCACCTGACGGACACTATTACTATCATGCAAACAAGTTTAACTCTCCATCTAGAAGGCTACTTGACACCATCACTCAACACGCTCCTAAACGCGCATTGGTCAAAGTACCAAAAGCAAAAGAACCTAGCAAGGACTGCACTGCTAAGTGCAATCCGAAGTACACTCTCGCACTTACAAGATTCTCAACCAAGACTCTCGACGTTGATAACCTTGCTGGAGGAAGCAAACCTCTCATTGACCAAATCCGCTACGCCAAACTCATCCCGGACGATAACCCAGAAAGCGTCGAAATCACGTTCTCGCAAGTCAAAGTCAAAACTCAAGCAGAGCAACGAACTGAAGTCAGGATTACCAAAGCGTAAACCCAAGCAGTCACAATCACCACATGAGCTTTAAACCATCACGCAAAGTAGGCACTCCTCCCAAGTACGACGAGGCTATCGGAGATGAAATCTGCGAGAGACTCGCAATGGGCCAAACACTCTCATCCATCTGTAACCTAGAAGGTATGCCAAACTACTCAACGGTATGGCGTTGGGAATGCTCAAATGAAGAATTCCGCAATAAATCTGCTCACTCACGCAAAATAGGTACTCACGCAATCGCTGATGACTGCATTCGCATAGCAGACGATCCAATGCTCGATGCTCAGGAGAAGAGGGTCAGAATTGACACTCGTATCCGTCTACTCGGCAAATGGAACGCACGTCAATACGGCGATAAAATCGAGATTGAAAACACGAATGCCAAACCACTCAACGTCACATTCACGATTGGTGATCGCAACGCTGAACCAATAGAGCTAATCGAGGGGCGAGATCCTCAACCAGTGCAACAACTGATCGAGCCGCAGATCGAAGCGACACGGACAGATCATGTGGGATAGCGCACGATTTGCTAATGTATTTTAACCACAAAATCACTGATGTTGTCGATAATAATCACCATATTGTGGCAACATATTTTAAAATCACCATATCTAGGGTTAAATCATAAATGGTCAAATTATGCCCCAAATGCAGTTCTACGACACACGTTATGGAATGCCGTGACCTCGGCAATCGATTTTCGAGACGCAGGTACTGCAACAACGGAAAGTGCAACCACAGGTATTCAACATACGAAGTGAGCGCACAGGACTACCTGAGCCTCAAACAAGTCAACAACATGAAAGCAAAACTAACCGAGATCATCGAGAACCTATGAAGGCGCATGAGATAACACCAGAGATGCGTATAATCCAGCAACAAAAGCAGGAGATTAGAGAATTGCGGCAAATCATCCATGAATTGCAGCATGACGTAAACAAGCAGAAGTCCTTGATCAACAAGCTAAAGAACAAGGAAAATAACCAATAACTTCACATAACAGCAGTAGTACATAATGAAAACAGAAAAAATGAGATTCCACGCACTGGGACTTCCACACACAGTTACATCCAAAGAGTTTAATGCCTGTGCCTACACGCAGAAGGTAGTCAAATTCGGCAAAATGATGACCGATAGGGGCCATGAGGTCATCCACTACGGGCATGAGGACAGTGACTTGCAATGCACTGAACACGTCAGTGTCCTGACCAACGAGGACTTTGCCAAGAGTTATGGCAGTCACGATTGGCGCAAGACGTTCTTCAAGTTCAACACCGAGGATCACGCATACCAGACGTTCTATGCCAATGCCATCAGGGAGGTAGGAAAGCGCAAGCAGAAGAATGACTTCCTGCTTCCCTTCTGGGGATCTGGAGTCAGACCCATCTGTGACGCTCACCAACACGATATGATCGTGGTGGAGCCGGGGATTGGGTATGCGGGTGGACATTGGGCGCGGTGGAAGGTTTGGGAGAGCTATGCCATCTACCATGCTCATTGTGGCATGGGTGCTGTTGGGCAGTGCCAGCAGGATAACTATAGCGTAGTTATTCCTAACTATTTCGACATCGATGATTTCGTCTTCAATGACCAGAAAGAAGACTATTTCCTTTACCTTGGCAGGGTCTATAGCGGCAAGGGTGTTGATATCGCCATCGATGCAACGCGCAGGGCGGGAGTTAAATTGATTGTAGCTGGGCAAAAGGAAGCAGGGTATACATTCCCCCCTCACGTCGAATATGTTGGCTACGCTGACGTTCCTAAGCGCAAGGAACTCATGTCTAAGGCTAGGGCATCCTTCCTGCCATCACAGTATGTCGAACCATTCGGTGGAGTGCAGATCGAGAACCTATTGAGCGGAACACCAACCATCACCAGCGACTGGGGATCCTTCGCGGAGAACAACCTGCATGGCGTAACTGGGTATCGATGCAGAACGATGGGTGACTATGTGGATGCAGTCGAAAATATCGACCGCATCAGACCAGCGGACTGCCGCAAGTTCGGAGAGAACTTTACACTTGAACGAGTTGCACCGAGGTACGAGAAGTATTTCCAAGACGTGCTTGACGTACACAACGGAGCGGGATGGTACGCTGAAGGCAATGGAATCGATGCAATGACAATGATTTACCCATGAGCGACTACACATTTGAATCGCAGTACTGGGGAGACTGCTGCAATACATTCGATGAAGACCAGAAGCATTACGTCTATGGCAGATTCATGGGACTGCATCAGGTTGGCTACGGGTTCAGCCTGTCAGGCAAGTCAGTGCTGGACATAGGAGGTGGCCCAACGTCCATGCTGCTAAAATCGAAGGGACTTGGCAGGGCATTGGTAGTTGATCCGTTAACATATCCGTCATGGACTTACGCTCGGTACGATGCTCACGGGGTGGAGTGTCTGGTGACGCGAGGTGAAGACGTGGTAGAAGAAGGGTTCGATGAGTGTTGGATTTACAATTGCTTGCAGCATACAGATGACCCTGCGCTAATCATCCGCAACGCACTACGAGCGGCAAAGGTGCTTCGTATATTTGAATGGGTTGACATTGAACCACATGAGGGGCATCCGCAGATGATAACAAAAAAGATGCTTGACGAAAGCATAGGCAGTGAGGGAAGGTTAGTCCACCTATCCGAGGCAGGTTGTTTCGGCAAGGCATACTACAACATACATACAAAATGAAATTAACTACACCATACGAGCAGTTTGTGCAGTCCATCGTGAAGCCGGGGCATGACATACTTGTCCAGCTAACACCTCTTCAGGCATCCATTCTCCACATGGCAGTGGGGGTCAGTGGGGAAGCGGGTGAGTTGCTTGACGCAATCAAGAAACACGCTATCTACCAGAAGCAACTAGACATCAACAACGTGATTGAAGAAGCAGGAGACATCCTGTTCTACCTGACTGGCCTGTTGAACGAGTTAGGCTTGACTATTGAGGAGTGCATGGAAGCAAATGTTGCGAAGCTATCGAAGAGGTATCCTCAACACCAGTATAGCAACGCAGCAGCAATTGCACGGGCAGACAAGCTGCACGTGATCGAGGAACCCGTTGTGCTGAAGGATGACGATGACTTGGATGGAGTGAAGGTTGAGCGCACCTGTCGCATCGATGATCCAGAATGTGAGTCCTGCCAATAAGGTGTCATATATGGGATATATCATAGGCTATATCGTGTTAGCGGTTATTATATTGTATGTTGTGTACGATGGTCTGAAGGGTGACGAATGAACACTCTGGAACATTACATCGAATACAAAAGACTTAACGCAACCAAGGTGATGAACGCACTGCAACTCAACGGAATCATTAGTGACGAGTGTATCTTTCCAGACGAGGTTAGAGACTCTGGACAGGCAGTCTACTGGTTGGAAGACCATATGGGAGAAATAAATAGATCATGAACTGGGATGAATATGCGCTATCGATAGCTGAAGTGGTAGCCAAGAAGAGCAAAGACCCTTGGAGGCAGGTTGGTGCTGTGTTGTTGCGTCACGACAACACTGTTGCAGCGTGTGGGTACAACGGATTCCCACCGCACATGGAGGAAGACTGGACTGACAGGGAAAAGCGTAGGAATTACGTTGTCCATGCCGAGCAGAACGCATTGCGCCATGTTAAGCCATTGGAGTGCTATCTGTTGGCATCAACAACATTGCCATGTAACAACTGCTTGAAATCGCTTGCATCATATGGCATCAAGCGGATAGTCTATCGTGAGACGTATCCAACGGACGAATCGACCACCATGCTTGCAGCGGAATTTAACATTGCTTTGATAAACGTATGACAAAAGAAGAACTCTGGAAAGTGTACAGCAACAAGAACCCTTCGTTCAACGGAAGGGGGAACGTCACCATGTCTGCGAAAGGACTTCGTAAGCTATTCGATACGACTTGGGATGTTGCAATGTATGACGGGGAAGAGGAAGGGGAAGACGAACCAAGATCATACCATAGCACTAGTGCTGGCGTGGATGCACTGAAGAGTATCTTTGGAATGAAATGATTGAGCCAAACATAGCGCAGAAGGCGATTAGCTTTGTGAAGAGTGCAGCGGCATTCGTCAGAGCAGGAATGCCCATACGGAATAAAGAGCAGATCGAGGAGAGATTACTTATTTGCAACCAGTGTGTTCACTACGATGCCACGGCATTTAGTGGTGCGGGAAAGTGCGGTGTTTGCGGATGCAACATGGAGATAAAAGTAGTTATGGACACGGAGCGTTGTCCGCTAGATCATTGGGCATGACAAGAGAATACGCTCAGAGGAAATCCAATGAGGACTACGCATATGGACGCATCACAAAAGAGGAGTGGGATTTCCAGTTTGAAGAGTTAGGAAACGTGCGGATTTGGAGTAAGGATGGTAAAATTCACCAACTAAAGGAGGAACATGAAAGACTCAGACCAGATAACGGAACTACAAAACAAAATTGATAAATTGGTTGATACATACATTGCCGAGTTTGATTTGCCATTGGCAAGCATGGTTGGAATCTTGCAGGTCAAGATCCACGAACTCATTGAGAATTCGATGAGTTACGAGGATGACGAAGATGAGGAGGACGAGGAATGAAATACAATAGAATTGAGCAACTTGGGATCGTTATAACGGATAACCCGATTGAGCATATTGAGTTCGATGTGCTAGACAAAGCATTAAAAAACAGCGGAATAGACAGAGACAAGTTTAGCGAGTACTTTGGAATGCAAACTTGCCATGAAGGAGGATTGTACCCGTGGGATGTTGAGCCAGTCTTGGAGAGAATGATGAGCGGAAAACTAACAGGAACACAACTATACTGGGATTAATATATGAGCAAAGTAGATACATTTATGATGGAAGCATTGGACGAAATGTTCAAGCGGGTTGGATTTGAAGGATTCGATAGAGAATTCACACACCAAGAGAATTGGTATTCCAAAAAAAGTTGGAGCAATGAAGAGTTTGAGAAATATAAAGAGTGGTTTGTGAATAGATTTGCCAAAGTATTCAGAAGCAGCAAGAAAGCTGGAGAGAAGGAGTTTGCTTGGTTTAATCTAATGTACGGTTGGAAAGTGAATGAATAAACCCGCGTCAGTTTTACAGGCAATTAACATTGCCACAAAGATACGAATTGAGGCAGAAAAGGATGATATCAATGGGATCATCTATGCCGCTCAGTTTATACTGACAAATCTTACGGATTCTCAGAAAAAGTTGGTTACACTGGACGAAAAGGTGGCTAGGCAGACTGTGTTAAACTTCGTTCAACACTTGCTCAAGCATGATCAGTTTGAAGCAGCAGCAACGATTTTGTGGGGTGCAGGGGTTTATGACTGGAGGCCACAAAGTGCAGCGGATACATGGAGATGCCTGTTTGAGCATGATAAGTTGTTAGTTCAAGGCGCAGGAGCGATGGGCAAGACGTTCAACGCTGCCGCATGGTTCCTTTTAGACTGGATGCGAGATCCAGAATACACTTGTATCAAAGTTGTTTCGTTGACCGAGGCACACGCGCAGAGAAACGTATTCGCTGCGATCAAAAACTTCTACCGAACCGCATTGGTGCGTCCAGAGTACGAGGGCAGTGAGGATCTCGTTAAGAGCATTCAAGCCAATGACGATGACAAGAACGGGATCCACTTGGTTGCCGTACCGAAAGGCGATAGCGGAACTGGTACGCTCCGTGGGTTTCACCCAAGTCCAAGGCAAAAGCCAGATCCCAAGTGGGGACAGATGAGTAGGACACACGTTGTCCTAGACGAAGCTGAAGAGGTTCCCGCTGGGGTGTGGGAAGGTTTGCAAAACATCTTGTCCGCTGCGGACACAAAAGATTCCAAGGGACGCATTAAAATTTTCGGTGCATCGAACCCGAAAGACAGGAATAGTGAATTCGGAAAAAGGTGTGAACCAATACGAGGTTGGCAGAGTGTAGACTGCGAAGAGGATTTCGAATGGGAAAGTAGGGAGGGATGGCACGTTTTGAGGTTAGACGCTGCTAGGTGCGAGAATGTGCTGGAGAAGGAGATTGTGTTCCCCGGCTTCCAATCCTACGAGGGCTACATGGCATACGAGTCAAAGGGTAGGACTGCCGAGTACTACACGATGGCCCGTGGATTCTTCCCGCAGGAAGGCATCTCGATGGCAATCATAACCCCAGCAATGATGGACAACGCAATGGGTAGCTTGCGGTTTATTGGGCCTGTAGTACCTCTAGCAGCGTTTGATTTGGCGTTGGAGGGACGAGATCAGGTTGTTTGTTCATTCGGGCGATACGGACTTTGTGATGGGTGGACTCCACGGGATGGACAATTCCGCGAATTCAAAAAGCCAAAGACGTGTTTGCAACTGGATTCGCAAATGCAGTTTCCGAAATTGGCAACACTAGAGCAGACCGCAGAGATTATCCGATTTGCAAAAGAAATGAGAATCGGCGCAAATTGGTTGTGTGTCGATAGAACTGGAAACGGAGCGGGTATCCACGATGCGTTGAGATCCTTGTACGGGAGTGAAGTGATGGGAGTCAATTATTCGTGGGCTAGTTCCGAAACTCACATCCTTGGAGATGACACGCAACGCGCAAACGAATTGTACTCTGGAGTTGTTACTGAGCTAATTTTCGGACTAGCAAAGTACCTAGAGTTTGAGTATTTAAAAATCTCACCGAGCTTCCGTACCGAGGAGTTGGTTCGACAAGCAACTTCGCGGCGGTACAAACAGCAGGGGCAGGGTCTTGTACGAGTTGAGAGCAAAGGGGACTTCGTTAAACGGACTAGGCAAAACTCTCCTGATGCGCTTGATTCCCTGTCCCTGCTGGTCTATTTGATGAGGCAACGGGGTGGGGTGGTTGCTACGATGACCGATCCCAAACCAGAAAAGTTTGAATTTACTAAAAAACATACTGGAATAGAAAGTTACGAATATGTGGATTTCAGTAATTAATTTGATAAATAAGTAAGAATTTGCTTGCAAACCTTACAAAACTGACGTAAAACTCAAAAATTCATGGCAAAACCGATAATTGGAATGATCCCGCCGGGGGGTTGGCATTACTACGATGGTGATGCAAAACTAGCCGGGCATAGCTATGACAATCTTCTTGAGGTTGTCACGAATTTTCGTGCCGAAAACCATTTGCCAGTTGGTGACGTGGAGGGCGATGTCAATTCGTACATCTGTAGTAAGAACCCCAACTTCTGTCACGGAGTTGATATGGTAGTTGTAACATCTGTTAATACACCCAGTCAAAAGACAGAGTTGCTAAACGACATCACCATTTGGGCTAAAAATGTTATAAATTCTTCAAAAGAAGTAGCACTTGTATCCAGTGAGTTAGCAGAGCAACGCGCAAAGATTTGCCTTAACTGCAAGCAGAACGTCCAATGGAAAAGCGGTTGCGGTGCTTGCGTGAAGGCAACGGATAGGTTAAGTGCAAGCATTAGACAGGCTAAAGAGACAAAGACCTCCAAGTCACTAGGTGGTTGTTTATTGCTTCGTCACGACAACAAGTCCGCAGTCTTTATGTCCCGCGACAGCATTTCCCCGTCAGAAAATTTGCCAGTAGATTGCTGGCTAAATCTAAAATAATATGGCAGATACAACCAAACCAATTCCAGCAGAAGTCACCAACGTCTACGCATCGAAAGCCGCGCGGATTATGAAACCCTCGGACAAACAACGTATTTCCGAACTGGAGATTGTAGACGATAACGCCACTGGTGACGTTGTAAATCCTGACACATTGCAGGTTAAGCGGACGTTTAAAGACTGCCAGCAAGCGCATTCTGCATATCGCAGACTCAAGCAACAGAATACGGAGAGAAACCGCAAAAACCAACTTATTCAGAAGAAGCTAAATAATGAACCTCCGTATAGTGCGAAAAAACTGGAAAGCATGGGTCAGAATTGGCGCAGTAATCGCCCAACTGGGTTTTTGTCTACGATGGTTAGCCGATTACAACCACCATTTAAACAGGTAATTGAGCAGTCACCTACGTTAACATATTCCAAGTTTCCGCTAGAGGGAGTTAGTGAGGAACACAAGACTAAAGTGTTCCGCGAAGAAATCACGAAATGCATCCGAGGTTGGAAAGGTCATGATGATCTAGTGGCTCAGGTCACGCATGAGAATACGACATTTGGTTTTTGTGCTGTCTGTTGGGATGACGTGAGAGATTGGAAACCAGAGTTCCTGCGCCAAGATTATACGTTCTTCAGCATCGAAACCCCACAGGAAGCGGATTCAACGCCGATTTGGGCTAGGAAGCGTCGATATCAGATTGCTGAATTACTTCCAGTGTTGGAACAACCAAGACTTTCCGCACTTGCAGGTTGGCAAATCAACAATCTAATCAAAGCAATCAACAACGCAACCCCAGCGGGACGCACATTAGATTCTGATGATGACGCTCGACGCTATGAGGACTGGATGCGAGAAGGATCCTATGGTGCAAGCTACGAAAACGATGCAAAATACGTTGAGCTAGGTGAGTTGCTCATCAAAGAACCAACTGGTAAAATTTCGCGTTATCTTTTTGACGATAAGTCAGGAGATGAAATCTGCACACAATTGGATAGATACAACAGAATGTCGGATACAATCGCCCTATTCTCTATCGAGATTGGATCTGGTGCTTTGATGTCTTCCCGTGGTGCAGGACGTGATCTATACAACACGCACATTGCTATCGACAAAGCGAGAAATCTCATTGTCGATAACTCATATTTGCGCGGGATGCTATTACTCAAGAAAGGCCCAACCGCGAAAACAGGCATTCCTCCGCTTCAAGTAATGCATCCCGTAGCATATGTGGCAGAAGGATATGACGTAGTTCAGTCCGCAATCCCCGCTGACGTTGAAGATTTCATTAAACTCGATCAATTCATGAGTGGATTGGCTGAGATTCAGATGGGAACCTTCCTTCCATCCTCTGTGATGAATGTCACGGGTGGAGATAAGACTGCAAGTGAGGTTAACCGAATTGCTGCCGTTGAAAACCAGATCCGCGAAGGCATTTTAATGCGTTGGGTGAAGCAATATTCCAAGGCAGTTGAGCGTATGCAACGTGGAATTTGCCACCCTGAGCATATTAAAGCAGCATCTGAGCTAAAAACGCAGATTGATTTTGCTCGTTTGCAGAATCCTAACGCAATGTGGGCTAAAAAAGAGGTTGTAGAAGCGTTTGAACAGGCACAATCCGAGATCCCATCGTTCTTAGTGCCATTTGAGATCCCTAGACACCTCGATGAAGAAGCAGTTTCATGCGTTTTGTCCATGTTGGAGCGTAATTTGCCTCCTAGCGACATTTTATTGATGGCATTTTCGCCAGCAGAGGAACTTCTGCCACAAACCGAAGGTCAAGACGCTGCAATCCTTGATCTTCTGATCCAACGCTACACTGGCAACCCTCAAATTAACCAAGACGAGTTGATGAAGTTGGATTGGTCACGCAAAGTGGGTGAATCCATTGCTAACCAAGTCATCCTTCCGAAAGATCAGGTTGAGGCAGTGGCAATCGAAGCGACACGCGCACAGATTATCGAACTTCAGAGCATAATTTCTGGTGAGGACATTCCAGTTTCTCCACGGGACAACGATATTGTTCATATCCAAACAATCATGGAGAAGCTATTCCCGCTGATTGCATCTGCTCCAGCAGGGTCTATGCCTCCAGAGATGATTAAACCCCTACAATCGGCAGTACAGCACTTTATTGGTCACGTCCAGAACGCTGAAGCGAAGGGTGCAGACAAGAGGCAGATTGCCGAGTACAAGAAGGCAGTTTCTGAAGCAATTACTCATCTTACAGCAGGACAAGCACCAATTTCAGAGGGTGATTTATTTCCAGCAGCAGCAGGTGGTGGAGGTGGTGGAGGTGGACGCAGACCATCTACGGCACAGGCTACCGCAATGGGAGAGGCAGTTGGAACATCAAACCCTTCACAAACTAACGCAGTGAATCAAATCGCTGCACCACCAAAACCAGTAACCGCAGGATAATAATATTATGCCAGACCGAGCCAAAATAATCAGCAAACTTGCAGACAATAAATCAGCATTTCCAAAAGGAGGTGCTTTGGGTGCTATTAGCGAAAAAGAAGCTAAATCATTGGGTAAAGCATTGGGAGAAATTTCAGAACCATCTGGATATGGAATCAAACGAGCGGGAAAATCAATGAGTTCTGGTTCTATTTCTCCTAAATTATTAAAATCTGAACCTCTTCCAACTGCAAAAGATAAGGAAGAAGAAGTTGAAGACTTGCTTACCGAGTCCGAAAAAGAAATGGAAAAGAAAGCAGAAAATGACGCAAAAAAAGAAGCTAATTATGCTCGTATTGAAAACCAAAAAATGAGCGACCAAGGCATTGTAAATTTGGATCAACTTGTTGATGCTGGTAAAAAAGTCTACCGCAAGGTTAAATCCAAAGTTAAGTCGATGCTGGAATAAAATATATTAATAAATAAATATGAAATGGGAAGAATCTGACGCATCACGTCTGCGGGACTACGATAAGAAAACAGGGAGTCAATTGCGTTTATATTTACGCAGTCGAATTCCCTTCATAACGGAATGTTCCGTCGAAGGAGTTGCAATGCAAGCAATGTTGAAGCAGGGGTTTGAGATGGCATTGCGAGAAATTGATGATTGCGTAAATTCCTCGCAGGATAGCACTGATCCCAGTGCAGGGAACTTCACGTCTATGTGACGGAAAAAGCACCTAGTATTTACGTCAAAACTATATGGCAGAAATCAAACCAAGGTTCAGCAAAACAATCACTAACAAGGCAACTGGTCGAACGAGGACAGTTGAATACGGGCAAGCGGGAAAAGACAAGGATGGAAAGGATCGTATTCGACCCGGCACATCGAAAGGTGACGCATATTGCGCCAGAAGCGCAAACATTAAAGGTAACTGGAAAGATGATCCGAATTCACCAAATAATTTAAGCAGGAAAAAATGGAAGTGCCGTGGAGAGAAGTCAATGAAGTAAATTAACAACAAATTAATAAATCTATGGAAAACGAAAACGAAAAAGCAGAATCCAGTGTAACTGGCTATGGTAACCCATCATTGGACGCAGATCCAATCGATGAATCAACGGAAAATCAAATTGATGCATTGCTTGACGCTGCACTAAGCGGAGTTGAGCCAGTGTACGCAGAGGAACCTGTCGAAACGGAAGAAATTGAACCAATCGAGGAACCAGAGCAAGAGGTTGCTGAATCCACGGAACCTACAGAGACTACAGAAGCACCTGTAACTCCAGAAGTCGAACTGGATCCAGAGATTGCTTCAATTGAGCAACCCCGCAATCTGTCGGAGGTTAATCGTTCTAACTGGCGTAAACTTCAAGAAACGGCAAGCACTTACAAAAAGCAAGCCGAGGAAGCAGAGCAACTGCGTCAACGGGTCAGTGAAATGGAATCACGTCAGCAGGAATTTAAAGCACCTGATGATTACGATGAGTTGAAGAAATTCCGTGCAATCTTCGACATTAAGAACGACCCAGAGTTTCAATCGAAATACAACCAACCAATTGCGTCTGCAAAAGAGAACATCTACGCAATCCTTCGCAAAAACGGAGCAAGTGAGGACGTTATTGAATCCATTGAAAAAGCAGGTGGCCCAGATGCCGTGGATCAGAACTGGTGGAAAAATAACGCCATCGATAAATTGCCGCTCACCGATTCGGAGCGTCTCAAGCGCAACTTGGTTGACGTTGTGGATCTCAAGGAAAAGCAAGAGCAGGAAGTTGCTAATGCCGCTCAAAATGCCGATCAAATTTTGGCAGATCGAGAGCAGGAAAAGGGAAAATGGTATCAACAAGAGGTTCAGCAGATTGATAACCACATGGATGGTCTGACCAAGGATCTTCCGTGGGCTAGGTTCGCAGAAGCACCGAAAGATGCCACGCCAGAGAAGCTAGAACAAGTCCAGAGACACAACGCGCAGGTGCAATCCCTTGCTGAGAAGTTTAACTCGGCACTGTGGCCCACCAACGCTCAAGAACGGGCTAATGTGGCAGCGGCAGCAGTATTCTCGCACGTCTTAACTGAGCAACTACGAGTTGAGCAAGAAGGTAAAACAAAATACATGGCAGAACTAAAAGCCTTGCGTGAAGAGAATAATAAATTAAAGGGTGCAGGAAAAATGCCTCGTCAAACTATTACTGGTCAGCATAGCATCAAATCCACCCTCAACGACCGATTGAAGATGAATTCAATGGATGCCATTGATCTTGGTCTTGATGAAGCACTAGGTGGTTAAAGTATACTAAAGTTAGTACATTTATACATAAATTAATATAGTTAAAGCCACATTATATCTATGGAACCAAAAGTATCGCCAGATGAGCGAATCACCATGAATGCATTGGATTCTTTTGATCCATTTGCAAGACAAGGACAAGTTCAGCATCCACAACCACAACCAGAAATAAATAAACAACAAAGAGATTTTTCACATCTCGACGAACCTATGATCAAATTAGACCGAAAACCTAAACGCAGACGTAAAACAGTTCCAAAAGTGCTGGAAAAGATGGAATTGCCAACTCCAGAAGAAATTAAACAACCAATTATCGAAGATGTTGCCGAAAAAGTACCATTTAACGATACTCTACAGTCAAATATTGTAGAATCCCGAACGAATGAAGGTTTGCCTTCGTATCGTGCAGAGTTCGCAGGAAGGGACATTTTCGTTGGTTTTTCGGCTAATAAAGCCACTAACCCGATCACTGCACTCGCTTTAATCAACATTGCACTTGATTTTGGACGTGATAAGATTCGATTTGACGTTTCGAGCGACGAAAACAACTTTTACAAGTCACGAAATGACCTTGCAGAGAAATTCCTAGCTACGGACGCGAAATGGTTGCTTTTGCTTGACAATAACATCATCCCATCCATTGGAAGACCCCAGTGGGCAAAAGCAACAATTGGTGCTGCTCGAAATATCCATGATTCGCACCTCCAAAAGCACATTGTTCATCGTCTAATTGGCGCAGGGAAGTCTCTTGTTGGTGCAGCGTACTTTGCTAACTTGGATGACGCTTCAATCGACTGTTCAAAAACTGATCTTGGCAAAAAAGCACGGGTCTGCACCGATTCTGTAGAGGCAGTTGACTGGGTTGGTAGTGGATGTTTGCTAATCCATCGTCGGGTGTTTCAAGACATCAAGAAAAAGTACCCTGATATCAAACATGGCCCTTTTTACCCTGACGATATTTCATTCTGCAAAAAAGCAATGGACGCAGGACATCAACCACACATCGATCTTGGTGTTCCAGTTTTTAATGTTGGAATTAAAGCGTACTAATGAAACCAAAAATCTATTCATACTACGAGAGTGTGCAGTTGCGTCCACAGGACGAGCAATTTGCTTGTGCAAACGTGTGGAAATCGACTTGGGAGGCACAAGGATGGGATCCAGTAATGTTAAATCGCTCACACGCGCAGGGGAGTCCGCTCCACCTAAAGCTAATGACAAAATTAACTCGACTCGCTCCAGTTCTTCCCAACGAGTTGCAAAATAATTTTGCTTTCATTTGCGCTCGTTTTTCGCGCTGGTGTGCGCTCCATGCCGCAGGAGGTGGATGGATGAGTGATTATGATGTTGCTAATGTTTCATTTTCTCCGCAACTCGCTGAAGAGGTAGAGAAGACTGGATCATTGCTTCTTTTGTCTGGGCAACCATCTTATATTTTTCATACAACTAAAGAAATGTGCGCTCACGTCATAAACACAATACTTTCCAACGATCTTCATGTGGGTGGAGTGTTAAAAAACGAAGATGATATTTTTAACGAATCTGGAAAACTTGATAAAATCGAAACGAATTTAATTCACGCAAAACTGGAGAATAATATTCCTAAATCTCAATACCTAAAAAATATTTTAAATATAATTTGACAATGTTTTTGTAATGATGTAAAAGGTCAATAACTCGACGTGCCAGATTCGTTATTCTGGTGACTCTGTGGAAGTCAAAAAATCCGCAATCAGGCCGAACACCGCCCAACGTGCCGGGGCAACAAAACCAAGAAAAAAATCGTTAAGAACTGCGTAGCGGATCTTATCGTCTTGAATGTTGCCCGTAGAATTTTTCTTCGGGAGTTCAAGCAGAACAAACCCAAAACAAACAATTAATTAGAAAACTAAAATTATGGCTCAAGAGTGTATCTCACTTGCTGCAATCCAAAACTTTGCAAGCAAAGACGTAAATCGTATCATCGGACAAATCGGACGAGTTCTCGCCCGTAAGAGTCCTTACATTAACTCCATCGATGGTGGAACGCTTCCTAACGTCTCTGACGTTGTCCGTAGCGTTGTTGAGGAAATGGCAGTCCCCGCCGCTTCTCTCGCTGCTCCTACCTTCGTTAACGACACCACCCTCTGCGGTGTTGGCGCAACCCCTGACGTTGTTGGCTCGACTGAGTATCAGTTCCAACTCCAGACCCTTCGTGGTGCTGGCCCCCGTGTTTGCGTAAAGCAAGCTCGCACAGCATTTAAAGGTTCTTACCTACAAGCTCAAGTTTCGCTCGAAAAGACGATTCTCCAGCTTATAAATGCTGACATCCGCTATCAGTATCTCCTTCAGTCTGGCATTAAATATGTTGTGGATTCCACTGCTACTTTTTCTGCTAACTTGACTGGTGATATGCAGCAGATCAACACTTTGTTTGCAGCCAAGAATCCTGATGCTCCTATGAACTTCAAGACTCTGTACAAACTCGGTACGTTCCTGCGTGAAGAGATGCTTGCCGAACCATTCGCTACCTCTGAGGGTGAATTCTTCCAAGTTATCGCTTCTGCTGATCAAATTGAGAACTTCCGCAACGATGCGGACGTTAAAGAAGACTTGATCGGTCTTACGACTGGTTCGTTCAAACTTGGTGAGACTGCAATCAGCGGTTACTCCTTCCAAGGATATCGTGGTTTTGCATTCGGTATCGATCAACAACCTTTGCGAGCAACCGCAAATGTCGCTGGTGTCCTTACCCTTGTTAACCCAATCGTCTCGACTGCCGTAACAAATGGCTTCGCTCAACGCCGTAACCCAGCATGGGTGGCTGCCGATTACGAAGTCATGTTTGTTATCGCAGGAAATGCCTTCAAGCGTCTCGTACCCGAAAGCTACGTTGGAGAAGGAACCTTCCGTTTCGCTCCTCAACTCGCTATGGGTGAACTGGAGTGGACATATTTCCGCGACAACGATTGTAACTTGTATGGTGACTTCGGTCAGCACATCTACCAAATCCAACGCGCTATCCAACCAATTCGTCCACAGAATGTTGTGGCGATTGTTTATAAGCGTTGCCAAGATGACGTGAATCCAGCACCTTGCGTGTAAGTTGAATTGATATCGGTGGCAGAGTTAATAACTTGACTCTGTCACCTCATCAGTTTAAATTCACACACTATGGACGATATCCCTTCAATTCTCGACACAGCAAAATTCCGTCATTTAGTTCTTGATGGGGTTTCTAATATCGCTAACTCTATTCAAGGATTTCAAATCCCAGAATATGACGAACTCGCATTGACTTACTATGGTTCGACAAACAATATCGCAACTGTAGCTTACAGCAAAGCATCTGTTGTTGTTGCAACCCTTACATTGACATATTCCGTGCAACCTCCCACTGCCAATGACGCAAATTTAGTAATGGTAAGCATAGCTTAATATGGCAGTTAGATTCAATCCATTCACTGGCAAGTTAGATTTTAGTCCAAGTGCCTCGCTCACAATCAGCGAAGAAGGTGAGCTTCCTAATGGAAATCAAGTTGCTCAAATCCAAAGTGGTGAACTTACAAATGTAGCTGAAATTGATGCTGGAGAATATAGTCCAGCACCTTAAAACTTTCTGAATAACCAGAAAAACCAAAAAAACAAAACAAAAAAAATAATAAAAAACTATGGCAAATCCAATCCTTCGCATTAAACGTGGTTCATCGACCCCAGCAAGTCTTTCTTCTGGTGAGTTGGCAATGGATCTCACAAACCTCAGCCTTTTCGTTGGTAAAGCTGACGGAACCCCACTCGCTATTGGTGGTTCTGGCACATTCGCTACCAAAACGTATGCTGATGCCGCTGTTTCCGCTGCAAACTCGACTCTTACTGCTGCTATTGCCGCAGAGGAATCTGCTAGGATTGCTGCTGACAGCACATTGACATCGGCAGTTTCAGCAGAGGTTTCCCGGGCTACTGCCGCTGAAGGTGTTATCGCTTCCGATCTCGCTACCGAAACATCCGCTCGCACCAGTGCTGATTCGGCCCTCGACGGCAAAATCACAACGGAGAAAAACCGCATCGACGCAATCCTTTCTGCCGCTGACGCAGACAAGGATAGCTTTGCTGAAATCGTTTCCCTTATCAACAGCGTTGATACGGCAAATGACTCGGCTTTTGCTGGTTATGTAACGAGCAACAACGCTGCTTTGGCTTCTGAAGTTTCGGCTCGTACATCGGCTGATTCGGCTCTCGATTCGCGTGTAACTGCACTCGAAACAACCATCGATGGTGGAACTTACTAGTCCCTAAACTAAAGTCCTCTAGGGGGATCAAAACCCCTAGAGGCATCCCATTCTATAATGGCTAATCCAATCATAGTTCCTAAAAAAAGCACAATTGCTGCACGGGTTCCTGCAAACGCAGACCTTGCATCTGGCGAGATTTGCATAAATCACGCAGATAAAAAACTCTATGCCAAGCATCCAAGCACGGGTGCAATCCAAGAAATTGGTGGTATGTCCGTGCATTCGCACGACGAAATTTATTCCCCTGATAGCAGTCAGGTTTTAGAACTGCAAAACAACAGCAACCTCACGATAACGGCAGGAGGTGCTACAAAGACTTTTACGCTTCCCAGTGCATCTGGGACGCTTGCAACATTAGGTGACATTACTGGAAGTGTTGCTGGAGTCACTTCAGTTAATACTCGCATGGGTGCGGTGACGATTGATAAAACAGATGTTGGTCTTGGCAATGCGGACAACACCTCGGATGCCAATAAACCAATTTCAACTGCTACACAGACTGCTTTAAACGGCAAGATTGGTAGCAACATAAGCGGAGCAACAGGAGCAACTGCCTTGACTAACATGATGCAAATCACATTGGCAGGGTATAACGCTCTTGGGGCTGGAATTAATGCTAACACAATTTACATAATTGTAGGATGATTTTAACAAATTCCAGCGCAGCAAAAGTAGGTGGCAACAATGCAACTGCAATTGCATCTGCAACGGCATCTTTCCGTCAACTCATGTGCTATTTAAGCACGACTATCTCCACCGCATTGACAGGCACAAGAGGGCTAATTAAAAACGGGGTTGGTCAATTAACTCTATCTGGCACTTGCAATTATACAGGGCCAACGCAAATTAACGCTGGAACGCTTGAAGTTACAGGCGCATCTACCTTAAATGGAGTTATTAGCGGATCAGGAACATTAAGAAAAACTGGAACGTCAGTTTTAACAATAGGTGGGAACAATACTTACTCTGGAGGAACATCGTTTGTTTCGGGAGGGTTAAGTGGGCTGATATTATACAGTTCAAACAATGCTTTTGGGACAGGACTCTTTACTCTCTCTAACGCCGCAGGGCGAATTGATACAGGGGGTAATGTAACCCTGTCTAACAACTTTCAATTAAACACTTCACTTCAGTATCGCACCATTGGAGCCAACACAATAACTGTTACGGGTAATATTGCAGGGACTGGAAATGTCAGTAAAACAGGAAATGGAATTCTCATTCTGTCTGGAACATTAACCTACACAGGTCAAACAATTATTACAACGGGATCAATACAGGCTTCAAAAACAACTGGAGCGTCAACCGCGACTGCAACATTTAACTCGACTGGCTCATTCATTGCTGTTTCGTTCAATGTTTCACCTCCGTCTGGTGTTACAACATTTCGCTTCTTTCAAGGTTCAACATCAGGCACTTGGGGCGTAGGGACACTTACAGGAGTTCCTGCTGGAACAACGGCAACTTATAATTCAACAAACTCAACCCTCTCTGTAACAGTCCCATGATAATTACTCCAAGTGCAAATGGTTGGTCTTATGATGACTCTACAGGAAACTGGAAATTGGCATATGAAGAGAAAACCATTATTTTCTACCAACAAACAGACCAATCCATTGCCACGCCACAAACATTATTTGTCGGAACGCACGAAGAGTGCGAAGAGCAGATAGTGAAAGAAGGCTTATCTTGGCCTGTTGAGGTTGAGATAACCGCTTGACAAAAACGCAATGCAACGATTAATAATAAACTATGGCACTCACATTTAACCCATTTACTGGCAAGCTAGATTTCACTGGAAGTCAATCCAGCGCAGCAATTGGGGCAACTGGGGCCACAGGCCCATCTGGAGGCCCAACGGGGGCCACAGGATCCACAGGCCCAATCGGTGCGGGAACCACAGGAGCCACGGGCGTTGCAGGAAATGACGGGGCCACTGGAGCCACTGGGGTGGGATTGCAAGGAAGTACGGGAAGCACGGGTGTTGCGGGAAATGACGGATCGACTGGATCGACTGGATCCACGGGCATCCAAGGCCCAACTCCTTGGACATTGCCAGCGACAGTATACGACAACGGAGCTTCTTACAATCTTGGTGCAGCAGTAACTTATCTTGGTGGGTATTATTACAGAACTGGCAACCCACTAAACCCCGGATACCCTCCAACCCCCGGCTCAATTAATGCGTCATGGACACCAGTATCTGATGGTGGTGCTACTGGCCCAGATGGTGCTACTGGCGTTGGAAGTCAAGGGAGTACAGGATCCACTGGCATTGACGGAGCCACGGGCAGCACGGGAATCCAAGGAAATGACGGCAGTACAGGGGCCACGGGAGTGCAAGGAGATGTCGGAGCCACGGGCAGCACGGGAGTACAAGGAGATGTCGGTAGCACTGGATCCACTGGCTTGCAGGGAGATGTTGGTAGCACTGGGGCCACGGGGTTGCAAGGAGATGTCGGCAGCACTGGGGCCACAGGTTTGACTGGGGTTAGAGGGGCCACAGGAAGCACTGGCGTTGCGGGAAATGACGGCAGCACAGGGGCCACTGGAGTGCAAGGAGATACTGGAGCCACGGGAAGCACGGGAGTCCAAGGAGATGTCGGAGCAACTGGAAGTACTGGAGTCCAAGGAGATGTCGGAGCCACGGGCGTTCAAGGAGCGACTGGCATAGCGGGGCAATCGGCTACATTTTATAACTACCAAGCAGACGCAAACCAAATAAGCGGAGTTCCAACCACTGGACATTTATTCTGGAATAACGCATCTCAAGTTTCAGCAACCTCAATAACATTATCGCATATTGATTCACTTGGAAACGACATTGATGTTTTCTTTCCTCTATTTAAAACAGGGGACACTTTCATAATTCAGGATCAAAATAATTCAAACAATTTCCAAACATGGGAAATATCAGCAACCCCAACAATTGTCTTAAATAGTTATATTTCAATTCCATCGACATTGGTTACATCTGCTGGAACTGGCACAACTGGTTTTGCAAATAACCATCAGTTGATTTTTGCCATTGTATCTAGCGGTTTAGTTGGCGCGACAGGAGCGACTGGAGCCACGGGGGTACAAGGAAGCACCGGGGCCACGGGGGTTACCCCAGCAAACATCGTTCTTTCGGATACAACGGGTCTAACAGGGGCAACACAACTGACCAATCTTGTAGAAATCACTCTAACTGGATACAATTTAATTGTTACTCCAGACCCAAACACACTGTATGTAATTGTTGGCCCATAATTAAAATGAACGATAACGCAACAAGTCACGGATTAATGGGTACTGTCATATCGACAACAGGATTTATAATTTCAATGTTACCAGAAATAGAAGCGTCAATTAGAATGACGGGTGGGCTAATCAGCATCGTTGCTGGCATCCTAACGTGCATCTATATGTCAAAACAAATATTCAAAAAATGAAACCAAAAAAAATAGCAGTAGCAATGATAGTAACATCGTTTATAATGTTAGGAATGGCATTCTTAACGGGATGCTCAGTGCTTGGGCAGCCAAACGTGTGTGTCGAAACGCAATACGGCAAGTTCTGTTATGAACTGCCAGAAATTAAAGGACTTAAAAAATGAAAACAAACTGGAAAACTACACTTCTTGGAGTATTTACTATTCTTGCGGCAGTTTCAGAAGCAGGAAAAGAATTCTTGAGCAACGGAAATCTTGGTGATATGGGGTTGCTTTTTGCTGCTGTAACAGCAGGGGTTGGGCTTATTCTTGCCAAAGATTCCAATAAATAATGGTTCCAAATTCTCGACCGCAGCAAGCGAAAGAGAAGACCCTGATGATGGTGATAAAATCAGGTATCGTTGATCGTGTTGCACTCGTTGGGATTCGTGGATACTACATGGATACAATGGGAGAGAAGGGGAAAAATGACCGAGGTATCTATGATGATGCGATTATACTTTTATCTCCTTCTGTTCATGCTACTTTCAACGCGAATACTGATCCGTCAGTTCACAAAAAGGGTATTGCGGTGCTTAAAACGGGCATTCACAGGTATCGCAAGGGGAATCATGGCATCAGTAAACCCGGAGGTGGTTACCCTGCGCTTCGACCTGCTAACGCAAAAGAAGAACTGCCAGTCACACGGGATGGGATTGGAGACGATATGGGAATCGCTATTAACATCCACAAAGGAGGATACAACTCAACCTCCTCGCTGGGTTGCCAAACGATCTACCCGCCGCAGTGGGACGGATTCATCAATCTCGTCTACTCAGAAATGACTCGATACGAGCAAAAAACCATACCATACTTACTAGTCGATCATACATAAATGGCAAATATCACGCACAAGTGGAAAAAAGTCCTAGCAGTTTCGTGCAGTCATGCAAAATATTGCGACAAAGAGGCTTGGAATGCCGTAATGACGTTCAAATCACGCTTTTCACCTGATACAATCCTGCATCTTGGAGATTTTATTGATTTATCAGCTTTAATGGGTAATGGAATAGGTTCTGGAAGTGATGGAGATGAAGTAACTCCAGATATTGACACAGGTTTAATGCATCTTCGTGAATTAATGGCTGGATGCAAGAACCCTTATGTTCTTTGTGGAAACCATGAAGATCGTGCTTGGAAATTGACTCACAGCAAAAATTCTGTCACTTCATATTGCGCTCACAAAATTGTGTCTGCAATCGAAGATACAACGAAAAAACTAAAAGCTAGATTAATTCCTTATTCTGGAATTGAACAGATCGTTGACATAGCGGACATTGGTTTTACTCATGGAACTTGCTATGGTGAATCTGCAGCTAGGGACATGGCAGAGCAATATTGCAATGGGACAAGGCGTAAAATAGTAATGGGACACACCCATCGTGTTGCTATCCAAAATGCCAGAACATATCATGGTGGCACTTGCTATAATATCGGAACATTAACCGCTAGAGGGGCGTTAGAATATGCCAAAAATAGGAGAAGCACGTTCAGTTGGTGTCAGGCTTGGTGTTGGGGGGAGTATTGTGAATCGCTTAATCAATCTTCACTTCAAATCACGCAAAGAGGCAGAGGAGAAGCATGGAGAATGCCAATTTAAAAATAAAATTAAAGCAAGGAACCATTAGGAATGATGGAATGGTTTTTTGGCAATATTATAAAACTGGGAAAGAGCGTTGGGTTTCTAAAGAAAAATACAACGAAATAAGGCAAAAGCATATTGAAAAATGCAAGAAAAGACGGGAAGTAAACAAAGAAAAAGACAAAGCAAGATGCAGAAAATATAGAGAACAGAACAAAGAAAAATTAAGTTTATATTTAAAGGAATGGAGAAAGAAAAACCAAGAAAAATGCAGGCATCTTAAAAATTCTTGGAGAGATAAAAATCGAGATAGATTTAGAAAAACGAGTAGGGATTATATTAGAAATAAAAGAAACAGTGATCCTATATACAAAATTAGATGCAATATTTCTACACTGATTCAAAATGGAATAAGAAATCTTGGTTTTTCCAAAAAAACAAAAACGAGTAAAATACTTGGATGCGATTATGATTTTTTCAAAAAATATATTGAGAATAAATTTAAAGATGGGATGACATTTGATAATAGAGCAGAGTGGAGCCTTGATCACATAATCCCTATATCTCTTGCAAAAACAGAAAAAGAATTGATAAAATTAAATCATTACACAAACTTTCAACCATTGTGGAAAATCGAAAACATTAAAAAAGGAAATAAACTTCTAACACAATTTTGAAACTATGACTCCAAACGATTTTCTTAAAATTCTACTAGAGGCAAGTAATAAATGCACAGATCCAGCACCAAAGGGATGGTATTCTAAAAACGAACTTTGCAAAATATGGAATGTCAAAAAAACTACCTGTAAAGAAAGAATCACGGCAGGAATAAAGGTGGGATTGATTGAGAGAAAAGACTTTTATATTCCCAACGTAAATGGAACACTATGTCCTGTCCCTCATTATTACTTTTTAGATAAAAAGAATAATAAGTGAAAATTTATTTGACAATAACAACAATTAACTTTATTTAAAACAGATTATGTCTTGTGGATGCAACCAAAAATCGAATTACGAAAATTACGTCAATAATTGCTTCGATGATATTGGCGCGACTGGAGCCACTGGTCTGCAAGGGGCCACAGGTGCTGGAAGCACTGGAGCCACTGGTCTTCGCGGAGCCACGGGTTTAACGGGATCCACTGGTAATCAAGGATCTACGGGCGCAAGCGGATATGGATCGACTGGGGCCACGGGTTCCGCTGGGGCCACGGGGCCAGTGGGATCCATTGGGCAGACTGGAGCCACGGGAGCGCAGGGTGTTCAGGGGATTCAAGGGGCCACTGGTCTTCGCGGAGCCACTGGTGCTGGATCAACTGGAGCCACAGGTATTGCTCCTAGAATTACTGTTCAATCATTTACGGCACATGACATCTCTCTTGGCGTTAAAACATTTTACTACACGTCAACAGACATTGGATTTATAGTTGGATCAAGGGTTCGTGCAGTTGCTAATTCAGCATACCCTTACGATTGGCTTGAAGGCATCGTTGAAGAAGTTTCTAGTTTGTTTGTGCGAATCAATTGTGACAAATCACAAGGTGCTGGCAATTTTGCTGATTGGGAAATTGGTCTAACTGGAGAAGGTGGGCAAGGGGCCACGGGAGCAAGTGGTGTTCAAGGAGCGACTGGTTCCACGGGTCTGCAAGGATCCACGGGTGCGGGAACCACAGGGGCCACGGGCGTTATTGGTTTGACGGGAGACACGGGTTCGACTGGGCCTCAAGGAGTACAGGGCATTCAGGGCATTCAGGGTATCCAAGGGGCCACAGGACTTGTGGGAGACGCTGGCGCGACAGGTTTAACTGGAGCCACGGGTGAGGGTGCCACAGGGGCCACTGGCCCAGAAGGCGCAACAGGCCCAAGTGGAGGCCCAACTGGAGCCACAGGATTGCAAGGGGCCACGGGAATCCCCGGTCAATCGTCTACATTTTATAATTATCAAGCGGACGCGAATACTATTTCTGGAGTTCCAACAAATGGTCATTTATTCTGGGACAATTTAACTCAAACATCAGCGACAACAATCGTTCTTTCTCACCTCGATTCCTTGGGAAATGACCTCGATGTATTTTTCCCAATATTCAAGACTGATGATTCGTTTGTAATACAAGATCAAGGAAATTCTAACAATTTTCAAACTTGGAAAATTTCAGCAACACCTACAGTTGTTTTAAATAGTTATATTTCTATTCCAGTAACACTAACTACATCTGGAGGAACTTCGCAATTCACAAACAATCATCAGATTATATTTGCAATTGTCTCGTCTGGATTGGTTGGTTCGACTGGGGCCACAGGCCCACAAGGATCCACTGGAGCGGGATCCACAGGGGCCACGGGAGTCCAAGGAGATATCGGAACCACAGGGGCCACGGGGCCAGTGGGAGATGTGGGTTCGACTGGGCCTCAAGGAGTGCAGGGCATTCAGGGCATCCAAGGTGACATTGGAGCCACGGGGCTACAGGGAGCCACTGGCTTGCCATCCCCAGCAGGAGGGATTAGGTGGTCATATACTGGAGATGGTATACAAACCGCATTTGACGTAGTTGGTCTTATTTCGACATTATCTACAGCATTTTTAGTTACAATTGATGGCATCACTCAAGACCCAAATAACTATTCTATTACTGGAACTGTTTTAACAATGTCAACACCAGTTCCTAATGCATCAACAATTACAATTGTTTCGCTTAATGGAGTGCAAGGAGCGAGCGGAATTGGAGCCACTGGAGCCACTGGACTAGGGGCCACTGGAGCCACTGGCCCAGAAGGAGCCACTGGCCCATCTGGAGGCCCAACAGGAGCAACTGGCGTTGCGGGAAATGACGGAGCCACTGGAGCCACGGGCATAGGGGTTAGCAGCGGGGTATTTTGGACGTTTTCTGGGGATGGAACAACAACAACTTTTACATTGACTGGAAATACAAGCGGAAGTCTTGTCTCTGCATCGTACATTGTAAGCGTTGATGGTGTTTTTCAAATTCCTACAAACTATACAATCAATAACGTATCCCCAAGAACAATGACAATATCCCTTGTTCCAACTGGATCGACGCTATGCGTTGTTCAATTATAAGTAATTAACAAACTAATTATGTCTTGCAACAATAACAATAACAATAACAATAATTGCAATGCCGATACTCCATACCCACAGGTATCGCATGAAAGCGTCCCCTCATTAATCGACAACCTTACTTTTGCGCTTTATGGGAATATCTTAAAAAAGATAAAAGGAGGACGGGTTTCTTGGTGCATTCCATGCGACCCATCAAAGAACCCATCAACAATTCCATTGTTCCCAAGAGAAGAAGGAGAGGGTCTTTTGTGCTATATCCTTCGATTCTTTCAAGACAATTATGGTTCTGGGATAACGGGCGCGACAGGGGCCACGGGTTTCACGGGCGCAACGGGCGTTGGGGCTACAGGCATAGGGGCTACAGGTTCCACTGGCCCACAGGGATTGCAAGGCTTGCAGGGGGCAACGGGATTGCAGGGCGCGCCCGGCCCAGCATCAACAGTTGGGGCAACGGGATCGACAGGGGCCACGGGGGTTCAAGGGGCCACTGGAGCGGGAGCCACGGGAGTTGCTGGAATTAATGGTTCTACGGGATCCACTGGGGCCACTGGGGTGGGATTGCAAGGAAGTACAGGAAGCACTGGGCCAATCGGCCCAAGTGGAGGCCCAACTGGAGCCACAGGGGCCACAGGCCCAGCAGGATTGTCGCAATGGACAACAAACGGGACTGCTATTTATTATAATTCTGGAAACATTGGAATTGGTGAAGCTAATCCTGCACAAAAATTAGTTGTTAATGGCAATATTGTAACAAATTCAACAGGTATTATTCAAGGTGGACAGACAATACAATCACTTGGAAATATTACCTCTGTTAGTGATTGTGCGCTTAATTCGTTGGATATAGGAAAAGGTGGAGGAAATATTCTTGGAAATTCAAGGGTTGGATATTCTGCATTAGGAAACAACACAAGCGGCATACAAAATACTGCATTTGGAGCAAATGCTTTAATTGCTAATACAACTGGAGGAAGCAATACAGCAATTGGATATATTGCTGGTGGTGCTATTAATGGGTCTACTTCCAATACAGCAGTTGGAGATGTGGCTTTAAGATTTAATGTTTCAGGAAATGATAATACAGCAGTTGGAGCGAGGGCTGGACTAAATGTTACATCAGGACAAAATAGTTTCTTTGGATATGCGGCTGGAGGACTTGGTGCGATGTCTGGTTCACAAAATACTTTTATAGGGGCTATAGCGGGACTAAATAATGTAACTGGAACAAACAATACAGCAATTGGGTATGGATCATTTGGTGGAGCAGCAATATATTCTTATTCAACTTGTTTGGGTTCAGCATCTCAAATAACTGGAAGTAATCAAATCCAGCTTGGTGACGCTGCATCTGATCCATTTGCTTACGCACCACTTCAAATTCGGTCAGATATACGAGATAAATCAGATATTAGAGATACAACTCTTGGGCTTGAATTTATAAATTTACTTCGCCCAGTTGATTACAAGTGGGATATGCGAGAAAATTATCGCAAAGAAGAACCTCAAATTGTCTTTAAACCATTAGATTTAAAAGAAGATGCTTCTGATGAAGATAAAGCAAAATATGCTGAAGAATTAGCAGCATATGAAGCATATATTGTTGCAAAAGATAAATGGTTGGAAGATTTTAAACTTGTCAATATTACACACGATGGAAGCAAAAAACGCAATCGTTTTCATCATGGTTTAATTGCCCAAGAAGTAAAAGCGGTTCTGGATGAAAAAGGAATAGACTTTGGAGGGTTCAAAGACCACAAAGTTAATGGTGGGGATGATGTACTTTCAATTGGTTACGGAGAATTGATTGCTCCTTTGATCAAAGCTATCCAAGAACTAACTCAAAAAAATCAAGAATTGGAAAACAAAATAACTGAAATCCAGTCTAAACTATAAAACAGAAAAACTAATATTATGGCACTAACAAAAGCAACTCAAAACGTAATTACAGGACTCCTACCAACAACAGGAGGAACAATTACTGGCGAGGTATTATTTGGGATTCCTGCTGAAACTAAAGCAACCCCAACCATCAGTGCTGGAGCATTGACGCTCAATCTTTCGACGGCAACATTGTTTTACGTTTCTCTAAATGCAAACGTAACATCGTTTACGTTCTCTAATCCTCCAGCATCTCCTAAAGCGTATTCGTTTGCGTTGCAATTTGTCGCTGATGGAACTCTTCGCACAATTGCTTGGCCTGCTTCCGTTAAATGGGCTGGAGGAACTGCTCCAACAATGACATCTACAAGCGGAAAAATTGATACATTTTCATTTTTGACGCATGATGGTGGAACGACTTGGTTTGGTTTTATCAGTGGTCAAAATTTCTAAAAAATATGAGTTTTATTGCTAATAAACTAATTAGAGGATCATCAATAATAGGAACAGAAATTGACAGATTGCTCTTTCTCACACAACCAGTTGTAACAGTTGACAATGTGCAAAAATTTAACTCTGTTGCAGCAAGTTATAATGGTAAATATTTGCTTCGTAGTGATTATAATGTTCCACCGGGTTTGTCAGGAGGTATTTTTGTGTCTCAAAATTATGGAAAAACATGGAGTGGAAGATTGAATTATTCAACATACAACCAACTTGCTGTTTCTGGTGATGGCAGAGTAATGTATTGGACTTATGACGGGAGTGGATCAAGTTCTCCAGTAATAGGTGCGTTCCGTTCTATAAATTATGGAAATACTTTTGAAAATGTAGATAATAAATGGCCTGAGTATGCTAGATGGGGTGCGATTACAACAAATATAGATGGATCTAAAGCTATTTATGGAGAAACTTGTAATGGCGTTAGGCTTGAAATTCGCGCAACAACAAACACTGGAACAACATGGAATACATTAAGCAATTTATTACCCAATAGTACCGCAAGTACTATTTTAAGTTCATGCAGTTCTGATGGAAATACAATAATCGTAAATAGTTGTGGAGTTATTTACAAAACATCCAACTTTGGATCTTCTTGGATTCAAATCGCAAATTTCAATGCAAACCTTGCGATGAGTGGAGACGCAACAAAAATCATTTTAGCAAATACCGTTATCGATTATTTAAAAGTAAGTACAAATGGTGGCACTTCATTTAATAATATAACAATTTTAGGACAAAGAATATGGGGCAGGGTTGCAATGTCGGAAGATGGAACAAAAATGATGGCAAGGGATCAAAACAATTTTGTGTTTTTATCTACTAATAGTGGATCAACTTGGGCAAATTATCCAATTTAAAAATTTCAATATGCCATACGCAAAAGAAAAATATGACCTCCCATCTGGATTCACGGATCTCGGAGAAGAGGTAAAGCCAATGGCAATGCCAGAAATGGCAATGCCTAAAAGCGATTACCATTACCCATCCCTCTATTTTGAGAACGCAGAAGGGCTTAAAAACCTCCCTAAAGAGGGTACTGCTACCATCTACTTCCGAAAGACAATGGAGAAGGATGAGACTACAATGCGCGATGGCAAGACCGAAAAACGTCATTGCGTTGAGTTGTGCATTTGCGGCATTAAGTCCAACGGATCCTCCGAAATGGAAATGGAAGATGAGATGGATGACGAAGAAGCTATCGACTCTGGGCTAGAAGAAGCTGAGTCTGCAAAACCAACAACTAAAATCGAGATTGAAATCGGTGGCGAAGAAGAGGAAGATTAATTTATGGCAAAACAACCAACTGAGGCAGCAATGCCCGAACCAGAAATGGGAATGGATCTTCCCGAAGACATGAGCGGAATCCCTTCTCCAGTGGCAGAAGAGGGTGCTGTAACCATCTCCGTAGCCAAGTCTAAATTTGACGAACTGCACAGCATTGCCATGCAACTTGCTGGAGTTATCGATGCTCTTGCCGCTGACGTTGAAGGACAAAAAGCCATGACTGAATCGCTTGCAGGTAATGTTCCTGCTGCTAAAAATGCAGCAATGGCAAGTGAAGAAGATTTTCTGAATTCTATTGCATCCGAGGGATCCATGCGTTAATTTATCGTCATGTTTGTCGATCAAATCTTTGAGGAATGTGCGGAGATTTTAGGAACTACTGACGAGAAAAGAGTTTACCGTAAAATCACGCAAGCAGTCCAGACGCTTATGGAGTCTGGTCACTGGATGCAATCCACTGCGGACGTTGATGTTTGCACAGGTTGGGATGGTCACACTATTGCTCTTCCCCGTGGAATAGACGTTCCCCTTGCGGTCAATGTAGATGGTTCCCCAGTCTACTTCCGCAATCGTCTATTCCAATATCATGTCAATAAAGGTGGCAAGTTCAATACTGTTGAGTGGGCATGGGATGATCGAGGTTATGTAGCCACTCTAATGGAGATTGTTAAACCATCTCAATTAGTTGCTGTTGCTGAAAGCGAAAATGATGTCGGTAAAATCATTCGCTTAACAGGAACTGATGCTAATAACAGAGATTTACGCAGTCAACTCAAAGATGGAACTGGCGTGGATGGTCTTCTTATCCCAATCCATTCTCAAAGTGATTTTGCTTACGGAACAATTACCTCTGATGATGTCACCATCCGTACCCGCGAGGTTGCCATAAGCCCCATTAACAAGTTTGCGTCCGCAACCCCTCACACGCTCGATTCTGGTCAAGGAATGGCTATTACGGCGATTTCTGGCACTATCCCAGTTCCACTTTCAAATGGTAAAACATACTATATTGGTGTTTTGGATGCTCTAACGATTCAGATCCATACCGATTCCTTGAACGCGCAGGAAGGCAATTACCCCATTTCCCTCCAAAGCATAGTGGGAGCAGGGCCATTGAAATTCCTAGACTCTAGGACTTCATTTGTCGTTACTGCTCTTCAATTTGCAGATGCTCCCACTATTGCTATAACAATAGCAAATCCAATTGCATTCCCACCTAACCAATTATTGCCTATTGGAATTAGGTCTGGCGTTACATATTTTGGCAATCTACTTGACTCCACTCACCTTCAGATTTTCAATTCAATCTCTGACGCTCAATCTAATATTAATCCAGTTTATACCACAGGATCAACAAATCCTATAAATGTTGATATTAGAAAAGAGATTGTACCAGAAACAAAACTTACATTTAGTCAACGTCATTATTTTAATGACGCAGATCAGGTGCAAGCCACAACAGATGGTGGAGTTCTTCCAAAACCATTAATTACGAATCAAAATTATTTTGTAAACGTAATTGATGATTTTTCTGTATCCATACATTCAAACAGGTCTGATGCAATAAATTCGTCTCCAACAGATTTAATAAATCCGATTGAAATAACAACTGATGGGGCTGGATCAAACTCTATTGTTAAATTAATACAGTCAACAATTAGGACTGGAACACAATCTCAAGTTACAGCACCATCATTAAACATTAATTCCCCAACTGGATCTGACGCACAATTTGAACCTGTTGTAGTTGGTTCTGTTGTATCGGTAAACATTACGAATGAAGGAGCAGGATACACCAACCCTCCCTCTGTTGTATTTTCCGATCCAATCATACCTCCAGTAAATAGCGGTTATTTAATTTCGAATAAAACGGCACAAGGGTATGCTACGATCAATACCTTAACAAACAAAGTAACAGGGGTTGTAATTACAGACCCCGGTTCTGGATACACTTCTGCTCCAACAGTTACTATTTCTGGGTCATCAACAAGTCCAATCATACCAGTCAAAACATTGACTGCAAACGGAACGCTTGCTACTTGTGTAACTGAAATCGCACATAATTTTTCTAGTGGGAATATACAAATATCTGGAGCAACTCCAGATACATATAACGGCACATTTGCAATAACAGTAATAGATGGAGACTCGTTTACATATACATTAAATCAATCACTTGGATCGCCTAAACCAATAACTGCTATAACGAGCGGAACATACAATATAACATCAATAACTCAAACTGGATCCAACTACCCAGTAGTAACAACTTCAGTTGCTCATAATATTAAATTAAACCAAAGGGTTTCGATTTCTGGAGCAGCAATATCAAACACTGGAGTTGATTTAAATGGTGTTTGGCAAGCTGTGTCAGTAGGTTCAACAACATTTGCAATTGTCTATTCTGGCCCAAGTATAGGAACAGTAAATGTATCTACCGCAAAAACTTGGATGACTCCATTTCCAGATACCGACCCCACTTTAACATATGCAACAGCAACTCGTAATGGGCATGGAATTCCAAATGGAACAACTGTATTTATTGAAGACGCACTTCCCGTAGAATTAAATGGGGAATCAAATGGATATGTAACTGTTGTAAATTCTAAAACAAATACCTTCCAATATATTGTTGTTGGTGGATTAGCTAATAATTCTGGAACAGCAACAGTATTTCAATATCCAGCATTAGGAACAATAATAGCTAAAAAGCCAGACATTACAGCAGCAACAGCATCTTGCACGATTCAAACTTCATTTATTTCGTATTACAATCAATTAAATGGGGGCAGTGGATATGTAAATGACCCTATTGTTAAAATAATTTCAGGAAATGGATCTGGGGCAACAGCAAAAGCTACGATTGAAAATGGTGCTGTTACAAAACTAACACCAATAACTGCTGGAACCAATTACACTGGAGCGGCAAGCGTTCAGATAACTCCATCCACTGGAATATACATAAATTTTTCTTCAACTGGATCACTTCCATCCCCACTATCTTCTGGAACAACATATAGAATAGAAACACCACTAAACTCGCAAACAGGCAATTTCACTGTTAAAAACTTAGATTTTAGCGATGTTGATATCACATCCGTTGGATCTGGCACATTTTATACTGTGCTTTCCAGAACATTTGGGGTGGATTTCACAAATAATTGGAGAGGAGACTTTTCAAACTTAACAACTCCAGCAACCATTTATTGGGGAACTGATTACTTGCTGCCATTAACAAACCCATCGATTGACAATGGAATAACTCCAGCTTATTTAAATATTACATCTGCATCTGTTGCTAGGGCATATACATCTTCTGCTGACGCTTCTGCTGGTGGTGTTACTGGATTAATAAATGTTGTTTCTCTTGGATCTGGTCAAACGTATTTTGCCAATCGATTCACTGTCTCGCCACTTCCATATAACAATCTTATTAGTCCTTCAAATGTAAATTTTCTTCAGGAAAATGAGGCTGTCAAGTTTTCTACAAGTGGAACAATGCCATCACCATTAGTTGCTGGAATTGATTATCAAGTTAAAGTTGTTGGTGATAATATTAATGTTTATTCTGGAGGAGTAATAGTTACAATTGACACGCCCGGCACGGGGCAGTTGTCTTTAGATGTCGAGCGGACATTTAATGCATCTCCATCAACAAGTATAATGTCAGATGCATTGCTTTATAATACAGGTCAAACTATAACTGTAAGATCAAATTCTGGAGATGTTTTGCCATCAGGGTTAATTCCAGACACAAATTACTTTGTTAGACGCATTGCAAATAACGAAATTGAGCTTTATACCACACAAGACGCAGCAGAAAACCTCCTGTCAACAGATGGTCGGGTATCATTTTTAACAAGTGGACTTAAAATCGACAGTCAATTTTTCATAGACGCAATTGAGCCTCCAATTCTTGTTAAAAGCGTTGCTAACATTCAAAAGCCCATCACAGACGGATTTGTTAGCCTTTACGCTATGGACTTTGGACGCAGTAATGATTTGACTCTAATTGGTCAATACCACCCAACAGAGGTTAATCCGCAGTACAGAAGGATCCGAATTGGCAAACCATGCGCGTGGGCAAGAATTGCCTACAGGCTAAAACCTCCAGTGATTAATAGTAAATACGATTTCATTCCAATCGAACACACTCGCGCAATCATTTGCGGAGTCCACGCTTGTGATTTGGAAGATAAAGACTTCGCTGAACAAGCATTACGTTACTGGGGATTTGCCTTGGCATATTTGAAAAATCAGCAGGAACACCAAGATGGTCATGCATTCGTTCCACCACAAATTAATGATTTGACGTATGGTGATGGAACTGATCCAGTTATGTTCTAGCAATGAAAAGTGAAAATATTACAGCAGGAAGACTTAAAAAAGTCTCAACTGGTTGGGTGCAGGGAGTTAATTCCGTTCGCAACCCTTGGTCATTGCCAGAAAATCAATTTAAATGGGGAGTTAATATAAGCGTCCGAGGTGGCATTGTTCAAACCAGACCGGGACACAAAATGCAACTCTCCCTTCCTGCTGGAAATTTTCAAGGAGGGATATTGTTTTCTTCCAACAAACAAAAGGAAGCTGCAATTACGAGAGAACAGGATGGAGTTGTGACTATAACCCCATCTACGATTTTCGATGTAAATGGAAATGGTGTTTTTGAAAGTGAATTGTCATACATGGTTTTTGCTGTTAATGGCAACGTCTATTACTCTCCATTTCCATTAACCCAACCAAGCAATTGGGAAGATTTTCGTTTAAAAAATATATCGATGGATGCAAATGTAGATCAATTTGTTTTTGCACTTGCAACTCGATCTGCAAATCTTTCTACAGGTGAAAATGAATTTACAACTCCTGCTCATAGAATAGTTATGATTCAGGATGGCATTTCATATCCCTCATACTGGGACGGATCCGATACATCTGGGGTTCAACTTTCCACAATTCCAGTTGGATATTGGATGGCATATTCAGCCAACAGAATGTGGATCGCTGACAAAAATATTGTGCTGGCATCCGATCTAGGTGATCCAACCTCCTTTAAGGAGCGTACAACAGGGAATTCCCGTGGTGATTTTAGTTTTTCGCGTCCAATCACCGCAATGACAAGCTATGTGGGTCAGGATACGTCAACGAGGCTTATTGTATTTACGGATCGTTCTACGTTTCAGCTTAAATCAGGCATCCTTGATCGTGAGCAATGGGTGACTACTGAAAATTTCCAATCTACTTTGTACCCAACTGTTGGTTGCATTGCAGGAAAGTCAATTGCTTTCCAAGCAGGTCAAATGTGGTGGTACGCGCAAGGTGGACTCATAACGTCCGATATTGCGGCTACCTCTTACCTGTCTTCTCAAATTCTTTACAAGGACGTGGAAATGGCTAGAGCAAAACGACTCATGGCAGCAGACCCAACAAAGATTTGCGCTACTGGTTTTGAGAATTATCTACTTTATTCAATCCCATACCTTCAGACTCTTAATTCCGATACAATGGTGCTTGACTACGCTGCTGCTTCAGAATGGGGTAGTGGAGAAAGCAGGTTCCCTGCATGGGCTGGAGTTTGGACAGGCACACGTCCAGTTGAGTGGACTACAGGTGTTGTCGATGGGCAATCTCGCTGCTTTCACTTTTCTGTCGATTACTCAGCAACAAACGATGGATCATTCAACCACCTTTGGGAGTCATTCCAACCAGAACGAGTGGATTCATACCTTCAGATCAATCCAGACAAAACAACAACGACACTCTACAACCGCATTTACTCGCAGTTTGAAACTCCATTGCTTGGAGATGAGATGGACTTAAAAAAGTTCGTTTATGCTGAAATTGAATCTACGCAGATTGGTGGCACAGTTGACCTAAAAGTGTCCTACAGGGGCAGCAAGGGGTCATATAGCCCCATCTTACAGAAACGCATCTTGGCAGTCACTGCTGACTACCAGTGGGAAAATACACCATACGAAACAGAAATTAAGAATCTAGGGTTTCTTAATTCGCAGTATCGAAGGTTGACCACTGAATCGGCGCAACGGAATTCGCTTGTTTCAACGTGCGAATCATACTTAACAGATGATGTCGATAAGGCATTCTCGTTATTACTTGAATGGTGCGGTGAATTCGGAGTGGAAATTGTGCGACTCTTCATGGATCCTTGGCAGGAGAAATCTACAGGTGTTCCGCAGGGCAATGAGACGCAATCTTGCGTTGTGGCACAAAATGGCGAAACATTGTTAATCGACCTACTTCCTAACCCATACGAGCAACAATCGCCAAATGACAACTCATATAGCGCAAAGGTCTTTAAAACATTTAGTTTAACTTGCGAAGAAAACACAGCAAATTCAATTTCAGCTACTGCTTCTGCAACTTATATTTCATATATTAGTTTTGAACACGCTCAAGAAGAAGCTGGAATTCTTGCTCTTCAATCCGCGACTGCTGCGGCACTAGAATATAAATCGCAAAATCCTTGTTAATATGCCATCAATATTTACATCAACAAAAGAGATAACAAACTTTCCTAACAAGTTTATTTCTCCATTTGGTGACGATCCGATTGTTCCATTGTACTCCTCTATCCCGTTTAAAACAGAAAGTGATTGTTTGCCATGTGCGATTTGTGGAAATAATTCCACGCGCAATAATATTTTAAAAACACAAGCAGAAAAGTTTTCTAATTACAATCAAAACAAAATAGATGGGGCAGATGTTTCAGTAGGAATATCATATTCTTGTTGGTTAGACTGGACTCCACCAGCATCTACAATTTGTTTCGGGACACCCTTCCAGCAATCTAGATCAAATGTTTGCACTGGAGAATCCGAAAACAGATCTTCAACTGGAACATCTGAACCTAACTGGTCAGAATGGAGTCCAGATGCCTCGACTGTTTGTTTAGGAACATCATTCCAGCAATCTCGCACCGATTTAAAAGGAAAATGCTCTCCACAAACGCAACAAACTACTGGAACATCTGCTCCCAACTGGAGCGCATGGAGTCCAGATGCTTCTACTATCTGTTTAGGAACTTCCTTTCAGCAATCTCGCACAGATTTAAATGGAAAATGTGGGTCACAAACACAAAATGCAACTGGAACATCTGCTCCAAATTGGTCAGCATGGAGTCCAGATGCTGCAACAATCTGCTTAGGAACATCATTCCAGCAATCTCGCACAGATTTAAATGGGAAATGTCCATCACAAACGCAACAAGCTACTGGAACATCTGCTCCAAATTGGTCAGCATGGAGTCCAGATGTTTCTACTATTTGTTCTGGAATTGTTTTCCAGCAATCTCGCACAGATTTAAATGGAAAATGCGGATCACAAACGCAAAATGCAACTGGAACAAAAAACTGCAATACTTTAAGTGTGTTATTTGCTAGATTTGATTAATTATGACTTTAACAGATTCTATAAAAGAACAGATTAACGATTTATTTCAAGCAAATCAACACGCTGGAGTGCATAGCGTTGGTCTTGGATATAAATTTAAAAATGGAGAAAGAACTGATGAGATAGGAATTGTTTTCAATGTTTCTGAAAAGAAATCTGAATCCGATTTGCCGAAAGATCACATATTGCCATCATCTCTTGTTGTTGACGGAAATTTAGTTAAAACTGACGTTATCCAATCTGAGAAAATAAAATTAGCGTATTGTTATTCTGGAAGCGACCCGAATCTTACTCAATTACAAGATCCCGGCCCCGGTGGTGGCCCATTTCAAATGAGAGGTGGCATTCAAATTTATCAATTTCCTACAAGTTGGTCAATAAATCCAGTTAATGCGCTTATTGGAACTCTTGGATTCTTTGTAACAGATAATGAAAACGGAAGAATTGTTGGAGTAACAAATAGCCATGTTTCTGTTTATAAACGAGAAATAGCAAGTGAAGCTACTCAAGCGGCAAATAATACAGCAGAACCAGTCCAATGGATAGTTAATAATCAATATTACATTCCAACAGCAACAGTTGCACCCGGAAATAATCTTTGTTGCGATAGAATCAACAGATATGTTCCAATTTTAGCAAAACCTGCTATAAATTATGTAGATGGATGTTTGTTAATACCAAACCCAGAATATATAACAAATAATTCATATCAAATGATTCAACCAATAGGAGAATCAAATTATCCACCTTCAATGCCATTTGCTACAACAGCAGAAATTAACAATTTACTTACAACAAATGGAGCCAACCTTGGAAGAGTGTACTCGACAGGCAGAACTACTGGGCCTAAAGGTTGGGGAAGTGGTGACTGTAGGATTTTTGTAAGTCAAGTTGGGGTTGCAGCGGATACTGGAAATCTATTTTACGATCAAATTTTTGTCCAAACTGCCAACAACACTTCTCCTATTACTGGCGGTGATTCTGGGTCATGCGTAACCGCTGATATTAATGGGACAATAAAGATTATTGGATTAATGTTTGCGACTAATTCAGGCGCAAATAGTATTGGCGCATTAAATAGAATTGACAGGGTTGCAAGTGAACTTAATATATCTCCCTTTACAACTCCAATAAATACATCATTGCCTATACCATCACTTAAATCAATGGATTTGGCTACATATGGATCATCAAAAACAATTCAACATGGTGGCAAAACATACTACCAAGTTGGCTTAACAAATAATACATACCCATAAATATGAGATCAAAAATTGAATATAAACTTACTCCAAACGGAACTAATGAATTCTTGGAACTTGTTGATTTTGCTGAAGAATTCGATCATAAGATTATAGAGCATCCTAATATTAATGTTTATGCACATTATCGTGATGGTGTGCTATTTGGATACTCTGATCATGTTTATATGCCAATAGTATATCCAGCATTTCATCCTAAGCATACAAGACCACAAGATGTTATACAAGTGATGAGCGACTGGAAGGCACATTCACAACTCTCCAACTCACCGGGCTACATTGGTGTTCCTTTAATCAATGAAAGACCTAACTTTACAAACGAAATAATCAAAAAATTAGGGTTGACTCCTCTCAAAAGAGAAGTTTACTCTTTAACTTAATTAAACTATGGGTGGATCAACATACAAACCAGCAATTCAACAACCTCGGCCTGACCTTAACATGATGATGGCATCCGAGGCAAATAAGGGGATGTATGGTGGTCTTGCTTCTCAAGGAAAGTTGTTTGAAATGGCTACTCAACTAAAGCCAATTTACCAAGAGTTCAACCCAAGTGAGGTATCTCAACAAGCATTTGAGCTAGGAATTGAAAATGCAAATCGCGCTAGACAATTTGAAGAAAACGTAGATCCAACTCTAGCTAAAATGCGGTCAGGCATGAGTGAGACTGTACAGAATCTAACCTCTCCAGAGAGTTGGCAGCAAAAACTAGGGCAATGGGCGAAGACAAAAGGTCTAGCACAAATGATGGGGACTGGACTCGACATGGGATCCACCATTGGCAGGTCTGCAATGTTTGACCAATCCACGGCACAGGGTAGGCAGATTGCGCTAGAGGATATGGCACTGCGTCAAAAGTATCTAGATGCAACTCAAATGCAGGGAGGCATTGACCCCGGCTCATTGGTTGCTGCACAACAGGCCGCAAAAGGACAGAACCAACAAGGACTGCAAGAATGGCAACGTGGTGTCTTGTCTGGAGCGCAGGGTCTTGGTCAAACAGCACAAGACGCAATTAACCGCTCAATGGGTAATATCCAATCTGCTCACGCTGCAAACGTAGCAGACACTCAAAATTATAACAATATGCGTAACCAAATTATGGCGCAAAATGCTCAAAGCAAAAATGCCGCAACTGGATCATGGCTTAGTGCTGGTGGTGCTGCTGGTGGAGCAATCCTTGGTGCGGCAATTATAGTTTAATGAAAAACCTAATACATAAAACAATCGATAAAGCAGTTCGTTGGAACAAACAGTGGCCCAATGCGGTCATATTTTGGTCTGGAGGCAAGGATTCAACTGTCCTTCTGCACTTTCTAAAATTTAAGTGTGGAATTGATGTCCCTGTGGTTCAGTTTCGGCAACCAAAGTTCCGCGAAAGATATGCATATTCAGACAAACTAATCAAGGATTGGCAATTGACGATGTATGAATATCCCGCATTCAAACACACGCTTGCAGATGGGCCTGATGTTCATACGGGAGATGTTCGCTTTGATTTGCTTCACTATTTCCAGTGGGGTCAAAACTCCATTGTTCTGTCTTTGGGAACTGAACGACCTAAAGCGAATGAACCATTTATGTGTGGTGTAGATGACTTTTTGATGCGACCAACTGGAACATTTAATTTTCCGTGGAATGCAGTTTGGATTGGAACTAAAGGTGGAGACACTGATCTAATGAAGGGGCAACTTTCGTTGTCACAAGATATTCGTCACGTCGATGGAAATCCTGTCTCGCTTTACTTGCTAAAAGATTGGACTGACGAAGATGTCTTTGAATATCTTGAGACTAACAATGTCCAGCCAGACCCAACACGATATGTAAAGGGAAAGCATGGATGGATGAATAATCCAGACAAGTCACTCAATGCTGACTTCTATCCTGTCTGTTTGAACTGCGTTGATCGGCATCAAGGCCCACACGTCAATTGCCCAAAGCTAAAAGCAAAGATTACTAACATTTCACATCTAGCACCTTACGAAGACATCGTAATACCAGACTTAGGATTTAAACCAGTAAGTTGGAACAACAAAGAAGAATAAAATTATGGGTGGATCACAATCAGCAAACGCAACAGGGGCAGGAACACCAGTGGCTAATAGCCAATTCGGTGGACTTCTTGGTAGTGCATCAAATGCAATTGGTCGATCTGGTGACACAGTGCAAAATCTATTTTCTGGCAAGTTAGGAACTGGAGCGCAACCCCGTCCAGATTACAATCCCCAAAAGCAACAGAACCAAATGGGTGATGCTATAAAAGACGCATTTGGAAAAGTTGGTCAAGCGGCAGCATCCCCGTATGATCGCGCAGCAAAATCGCAGTCTGATTCCGCTTCAGCGTGGTCTGCCATGCAACGTGGAAGTGGTGATGGAAGTGGAAGTCTTGGATTTTCATCGATGGGGGCATATTCAGTACCAGAAACTGGAGAGGAAAAAGTTTCTCAGGGTTGGGCTAATGCAATGCAGTCTCTTGTTACATCTGCTGCTGGTGCTTATGGCAGTGCTGCTGGTGGGGTTGGTGGATTTGGATCACAAGCTGAGATGCTAAAGCATACCGCACCCGGAACAACTGGATCATTTAATGCTGGAATGGGATGGGTTCCCCGTGCTACCCGTGCTTAATGGACGATGAATACAATTGCGAAAAGTGCGGGGCTTGTTGTTGCTTCAAATGGTCTTGGCCTGTGCTGCGAAGAGATCGATCTGATGCGACTGGTATCCCGAAAGAAATGCAAAGGCAAGACTACCCGCTAATGAAAACGACCGATTCCAGATGCATTGCCTTGGATGGAAAAGTTGGTGAGAAGGTGTGTTGCATGGTATATGCAGACAGGCCGAATTCTTGCAGACAATTCCAACCGGGGTCTGATTTGTGCAAAGAAGCGAGAAAGAAAT